AATGCAGTAGACTTTGGAGATTTAACAGCTGCTACTCAACTTCTAGGTTCAATGTCTCAAGGACATGCTGGTTTAACTCCAGGAGAAATGCAAAGACCATCCGCAGATTATATGCCTGGATCAGGGAGATCACTAGTAATGTGTGGAACAACTCCAACAACAGATAGAATTGATTTAGTATTTATACCAACAACAGGGGCAACTTCTGATTTTGGTAATGCTATTACAGCAACAAGATATACTTTTGGTGCTTCTTCTAGAACTAAAAGTATGTATGCAGGAGGAGGCACACCAGGTCTTACGAATGTAATTGCACAAAATTTTTTTTCTAGTTTAGGAAATGCTTCTGATTTTGGTGATCTTACTGTAGCTAGAACAGATGGTGCAACAAGTCAATGTGGATCAGCTACAAGAGGTTTATTTATAAATGGTATATCGCCATCTGGCACAAATATAATTGATTATATTACTTTAGCGACAACAGGTGATGCTACAGATTTTGGAGATTCAACTGATACTAGATATGCGGGAGCAGCATTAAGTTCACCAGTAAGAGGTATTTATGCTGGAGGTGCAGCACCAAGTCCAGGTGTAATAGATTATACAACAATCGCATCAACGGGTAATGCTATAGATTTTGGAGACACAATTGGTGTAAGAGGTTATTGTGCTGGAGCGGCTAGTGACACAAGAGGTGTAGTTATGGGTGGAGCAACACCATCAGCAACAGCTACGATAGATTATATAACTATTGCTTCAACAGGTAATGCTCAAGATTTTGGAGATTTATCATCTGTAAGATCAGGTTCTTCTGGAACAAGTAATAATATTAGAGGTATGGCTTATACAGGTAGAACGCCATCAATAACTGCATCAATTGATTTTGTTACAATTGCAAGTTTAGGAAATGGTACAGATTATGGTGATTTAGGTTTAGCTCGTGAATGGCCTGCAACAGGATCCGATTCACATGGTGGTTTACAAAGCTCATAAAATATAATATACAATCTGTATGAAAGAAGAGTTATTACAAATTTTTCCAAGACCAGTATTAATTTTACCTTATGAAAAACCAATTAGTAAGGAACTAGAATTTATCAGAACATTAGAATGGGCAATACAAAAAGCTAATGGAAATTTTAAATCCAAAAATACTTATATTTTAAAAAACGAACAGTTAAAAGATATTAAAAATTTTATAGTTGAATCAGTAAATAAATACTGTGAAAACATTTTAAATACTAAACAAAGACTGGTGATTACTCAATCTTGGTTCAATAAAAACCCTACAGGATCCAAGCATCATGAGCACGTACACCCTAATAGTATTATATCAGGTGTTATGTATTTTCAAATAGATCAAACTTTGCCCCCAATTCAATTTTCTAAATCAAATCAAGACGGGGTAAAACTAGACCCTATTAAATATAATGTATTGAATTCAGATACTTTTTTACTTCCATGTAAACCAGGAGAATTAATATTATTTCCTAGTAATTTAAGACACAGTGTTCCTATAAATACTGGTATGCCAGATAGAATAAGTCTATCTTTTAATACTTTTTCTATAGATGCCTTAGGATCAGAAGATAGTTTAACCCATTTAGATATAAGGAGATTAATGAATGAGCACAATTAAAGATTATGTTTATGTAGAAAATCACATGCCCAAAGAGTTATGTAAAGAATTAATTGATGAATGTAATACTAAAGAATGGGGACTTCATACATGGAATAATTATGCAGCAGGTACAACCTCTTCTGAAAAAGAAAAAGAATTATTAGTTATGAATGCTACTCAAGAACAACAAAATAAAATTACACCGCATCTTATAAAAGCTTTAGAAGAATATCAAGTAAAGCATACGTGGCCAGGAGAAAAGACTCGAGGACCATGGCTCACTAAATTTAGTCCTGTTAGATTTAATAAATATCCAGTTGGAACTATGATGAGAGAACACTACGATCATATTCACAGTATATTTGATGGTCAGATGAAAGGTGTTCCTATAGTTTCTATTGTAGCTAATCTAAATGAAGACTATGAGGGCTCTGAATTCTATTGCAGAGGAGAGAAAATTGAGTTAAAAACGGGTGATATACTATTGTTTCCGTCTAATTTCATGTACCCACATGAGGTAAGGGAGACAACTAAAGGCACACGTTACTCATTTGTAAGCTGGGCCTTTTAATATTATGAGGTTATATGCTACAAAAATTAGGGTTTTTACCTGGGTTCAATAAACAAGTCACAGAGACAGGTGCCGAAGGACAATGGTACGACGGCGATAATGTCCGTTTTAGATACGGTACTCCAGAAAAAATAGGTGGTTGGATTCAACTAGGTGATGATAAATTAACTGGTGCAGCTAGAGCCCTACATCATTGGGACGATAACGCGGGTATTAAATACGCTGCCATAGGAACTAACAGAATTTTATATATTTATTCAGGGGGGACATACTATGATATCCACCCTCTTAGAACAACTTTAACAGGCGCAAAATTTTCAAGTACTGCTTCACAGACAGCAGTCACAGTAACATGTACCGGGGCTCATGGATTACAGGATGATGATATTGTCAAATTTGACAGTGTAAGTGGGGTCACTGCAGTAGGATCTACTTATACCGACGCTAGTTTTGAAGACACAAAATTTATGGTAACGTCCGTACCTACTTCTACAACTTTTACAATCACGATGGCTGCTCAGGAATCAGGGACACCTTTATCGTTAAGTGGAGATGCCTCTGTTTTATGTTATTATACGGTAGGACCAGCACAACAGCTAGGTGGTTATGGTTGGGGTACAGCATTATGGGGAGGTACTTCTCCAGGTCCAGCTACGACTACATTGGCTTCTACCATTAATGATACTGTAACTGATATTCCTTTAACTAACTCTTCAGCTTTTCCATCTACAGGGGAAATAAGAATTGGCACAGAAGACATAAGTTTTACAAACAATAATACTACAACAAATATTTTAAGTGGTGGAGCTAGAGAAGTTAATGGTACCAGTAAAGCAGGGCATAGTTCAGGAGACACAGTAACTAATATTTCTTCTTATGTAGCATGGGGCGAAGCTTCTTCTGCTGACTTTACAATTGATCCAGGATTATGGATATTGGATAACTATGGAACAAAATTAATAGCACTTATTTATAATGGTAAATGTTTTGAATGGGACGCAGCAGCAACTGGAGCTGTAAATAATCGTGCTACAGTATTAGCAAATGCACCTACAGCATCACGTCATGTATTAGTATCTACACCCGATAGACACTTAGTGTTCTTTGGAACAGAAACTACAATTGGAACAACTACAACTCAAGATGATATGTTTATAAGATTCTCTTCTCAAGAGAGTATTGATGCATCTGATTCATATACAGTTAAAGCAAATAATACCGCAGGTACACAGAGGCTTGCTGATGGTTCTAAAATTATGGGAGCTATCAAAGGTAGGGATGCTATTTATGTTTGGACCGATACAGCATTGTTCCTGATGAAATTCGTTGGTCAACCCTTTACCTTCTCGTTTGAGCAGGTTGGTACTAACTGTGGGTTATTAGGAAAGAACGCTAATATTGAAGTTGATGGTACAGCTTACTGGATGTCTGAAAATGGTTTCTTTGCATACGATGGTCAATTAAAATCATTACCTTGCTTAGTAGAAGATGCGGTTTATGATGACCTTAACTCTACTTCAAGAGACTTAGTTAATGCAGGATTAAACAATTTATTTGGGGAGATAAGCTGGTTTTATTGTACTGCTGCTTCCGATGCAGTCAACAGGGTAGTTACTTATAACTATTTAGACTCTACAATTAAGCGTCCTATATGGACAACGGGTACTTTACCTAGAGCAGCGTGGCAAGACTCTTCTGTCTTTGATAAACCACACGCCACTTATTATAACCCTTCCGATAATGCTTCGGATGATGTTACTGGTAATACAGATGGAAGTACGATATACTATAAACAGGAAACAGGGACCGATCAAATTAATGCAGGTGGAAACATTACAGCTGTGATTGGTACTATAACTTCAGGTGATTTTGATATCACTCAGAAAAAAAGTACGACAGGAAGTGCTGTAGGAATGCCTGACTTAAGAGGAGACGGAGAATTTATAATGAGAATAAGCAGATTTATACCAGACTTTATTTCACAAACTGGTAATACACAAGTTAGTTTTGTCACAAAAGATTACCCTAATAGTTCTGGAACTACGACTAATTACAGTGTCAGTAATACTACAACTAAAAAAGATACAAGATTAAGAGCAAGATCTATTGCTATGAAAGTGGCCAATACAACTAGTAACGAGGACTGGAAACTAGGTACATTTAGATTAGACATACATCCAGGAGGAAGAAGATAATGGCTTTTTACGAAGGCATCGATGAAGAAATATA